AAAGAGTAATCTCAATAGCTACTGCATGTGCAGGAGCAGTGTTAAAAGTAAGTGTTGTTCCTGCGGCATTTAACGTAAAAGCCGTAGTTGCTACACCTGCAAGAGTAACTGTTAGGTCTCCTGTAGTTCTATACGAAAAAGGTATAGAATATGCTGTTGTACTGTTATTACCTGTATAACGTACAAAACTATTTGCCATGTGTGATTTTCCTTAATATTTGATTAGGTTTTACTAAAAGTGCAGGTTTATTGACTATTGAATTAAACTGTCAATTAATGAGCTTCTTTTAATTTTTTGTTCTTGAATTTTCATAAATTTAAACTCATTTCTTTTTATTTGAGTTTTTTGTATAATAGGAAATTCTCGAAGTAATTTTGTTTTTGCTAATTTCTGAGCTTTATTAACTATATCAAGTATGACCTGTTGTTGTAAATCATCACCTAATACGTTTCCTTCAGGTTGATAATATATAGCACTTCTAGGGTCTAAAATTAGAGCTTCAATATACCCTTTAAGATTATATTTTTTACCTTTGTAAGTTAACATAACTTCACCTGTCAACTCTCTATATCTATCGTAAGCTGTTTGCTTAGTTTGTTCATTAACTATTGTTCTTAAATCAATTCTTGATTTTCTATCTATAGGAGATGGTTTTTTAAAATTAAATTCTCTGTTTTCAAAGAAACGTCCTATTACAGGATTAGACCACTCTGTCATTGCAAAAGGTGATGACCATAAACCAGACCTTTCACCTAATCCAAATAGCCACCCATTCTGTCTATTTACAGGTTCACCAAACATGTTTCTTTGTGGCATAATAGAATGTTTATCTGATACCCAGTCAAAAGGGTCTAGTTGTTTTAACCTATCACTTAATGTCCATAACTCTTGTTGAACATCTGCATCAACTCTTGTGCCATATCTTAAACCACCTGATAACGGAAATACTTTGTATAAAGTTCTAGCAAAGATTGATGTACCAATTCTATCTGGTGCTTTACTTTTCATAGCTTCATCTCCTAAAAGAAATCCTGCTGTTTCAATAATACCTTTCATATAAAACTTAGAAGTTAAATTTTGTGTTATAGCCGCAACAACACCCATACTTAATTCTGTTAATGTATTTTGTGCTTCTTCAGGTAAATCTTCATTTGTTGCTGTAAAATTTTCTATCGTTTCCATAATATCTGCCATAATAAAAAATGGCATCATTACAGGGTCAAGTCTACTTAATTTAATATATCTACCATCTTCTGTTTTATAAGAATAAGGTTGCCAACCTGTTGACGCTGTTCTTTCTTTATTTTTTCGCCAGTCTCTTGAACCACCACTTGTAATCTTACCTGCTAATACTGCATTGTAAGCCGCAAACCATAACAACATACCACCTTGCATTCTTGCATTAGCCTCTGCCGCCGCTTCTGGGTTTAAATATTTACCATCAGCACCTTTCATTAAAGCGTGTCTTGTAGATACAACTAACTTTCTTAATAGAGGTATTTGTTCAAAATTCCATTTAATTAAGTTAGAGGGTGTATTAATAAAGTGTAAACCTAATGCTCTTGACCATTTGTTTTTAGATGTCCAAGATAAAACTGCGGCTGTTGCACCACCTTCCATTTTACCTGTTGATGGGTTTTTAGATATAGAAGATTGTGTATATGTCGCTTCTCTAGCATATTGTAATGGGTCATTAACTTCATTTTTATTTACATCTTGTATAGAACTTGCATTACTATCTACTGTAGTTTTAGCGGACACTCCGTTTGTGTCCATGTACTCTTTTTCAATTTCTTTAAATCTTTTTTTGTATGCTTCTTTTGCATCTTTATCTTTAAAATAACCAGTCCATAATGAAGCGTCATTTTCTTTTCTTAATTGAGAATGTATTTGTGATGTTCGTCTTGCTCTAAAAGAAATAGTTTTAAGAAACTCATCACCTGCTGACAAAATTCTCATAGGTGCTGTTGTTGCGTAAGCTATAGGTTTTACTAATCCATGTTGAATAACTCCACCTACTTTTCCTAAAGGTCTTGTTAACAAATCACCGATAGCATGTATCCACGATTGAAGCTGTCCTTGTCTCATAGAGTTATCGTACTTCATGGCTTTACTATCTAGTAATCCTCTACCAAAATAAAAACTTTTACCAAATTGTCTTATAGCATGTGCAGTGTAAACGTATTGATGAATGTATGTATCAAACGCTTCAATAGCTAGTTCTTTACCTCTTCTTGTATCTCTAAAACCAAGATTAGCCGCTCTTAATAACATTACAAAAGGTTTCCATTGTGTCTGTACCAACCCTGATACAATATTAAGTATGTGAGTATCAGGTGAAGATAGTAAATTATTATTAATATATTCTGCCGCTAACTCCCATTTTTCTACTTTTCTAGCATTTTGTAACGCAAGAATAACTTGGTTTTGGTCATCTAATTTAGCTAATGCTAGTTTAAATTCTCTTGGGCTATTTTCTTTTAATTTTATTAAATCAGGATTTTCAGGTGTGTTTATTAATTCATTTGCTCTTCTTGCATCTTTATCAACTCTACCTATTTGTGTAGTTCTTGCCGCCGCTTTAGAAATATTTTTATAGTCAATTAAACTATCAGTAGTTACACGTTCTAGTAAATCCATTTTAGCTTCAATTTTTCTAGCGGCAATTTCATCACCTTCATTAACTGCTCTAGTTAATTCATTAGCTAGTTTAAGTTGGTCATCACCTTGTTTTGCAATATGGTCTCCAAATATAAGAAGTCTAACAAAATTATATTTATCTTCTTTTGAGGATTTTTTAACCCACTTTAAAATATCTTCTATAGGTTCATCAAATGTTGTAGATAGCTCTCTTGCTCTACTGTTAGTAATAACTTCAGTATCTAATTGATTACTAGCAACTGCATCATCTACTAAACTTTTTAGATATGCCGCATTTGCTCTTGGAGTATATTTTGTATAGTTAAGTTGTTCTTTAGGAGGTTTACTATTGCCATCTATAGTTTTATGAATGTTCTCTAATTTTTCATCTAGGGTTCTACCTGCAATGATACTTTTATTTTCTATGGCATCTATCTCTTCTTTAGTAAGATTTTTATAATAGGCTTTCTTGTCTTTTGCAGAAGATAAATCATCATACAATCTCTTGCCTGTAATGTTACTTCTTCCGTATTCGTGTAAATCTTTTAAATTTTTTATAGAAGTATTTTTTAAACTTCTGTTTGTTAACTTAAATCCAATACCAGAAAAAGCCGCACCAAAAGCTGTACCAAATGTACCGCCTATAGCTGTTGCTCTAGCTGTTTGTAATAAATCTCTTTCCTCTTGTACGCCTGATTTTATAGCTGTTGTTTGTAATAAACTGTCTTGAATGGTAGCTACACTTGCACCTATTACACCTTCATAGATTGCACCTTTTTTAACAGCTTGTCCTAATGCTTTCTTTTCAGCTTCTTTAGCTACTTGTTTTATAGCTTGTTCACTAATCTCTTTACTAATTTTACCTTTAAGTGCTTCTTTTAATGCAATCTTATAACCTTGTTTTGCCGCCTGTCCTCCAATACCAAAACCAATTAAGTTAACTGGGTCTAGTACCATAGCACCACCATTATCAAGTAGCCATGCACCAAAACTTCTATTTGGGTCATTCCAAAATGAAGGAAGCTCTGCAAAAGTTTGGTTAATGTAATTAAATTGTTCTAAAGTTTTAGCATCTGCACTCATTACATTTGCTAAATCTTTACCCATAGCCAATGTATTATTTGTTCTCCAAGACCTATCGTTATAAAATTTTTCTAATATATCAGCATGAGTATAAGTTAAATATTCGTTATTGTTTTCTCTTTTTGAATAATAATCTCTTGCAACATTTGCAAATTTTTCTGTTTGTATTTCTTCTAAAGCTCTTTCAGCATTTTTAGCTTTTCTGTATTTTTGGTCACTTTCGTTTCCAACTAATGAAGTGCTGTTTGTGTCAAATAATTTTGCCATTTATTAACTTGCTCCTGTAAGTCTTTGCATTGATTTTCTTATAAATGAAGTGTCTACATTTAATTGATTAGCTAAATTTAAGACTAATCTATTTAATTCTTCCGTAGTAAATGCTTCAATCAATTCTTTTGTTAATACACCTTCAGGAAAAACTGAACTAATAGCTTTATCTATTTGTGGATTAAAAGTGTTTTCAAAAAATTCTACTCTATCTGGTTGATTGAATGGTATAAAATCTTTAAATTCTGGCTGTTCTCCAAAACCTTCTAAAGTATCAAGATTAGTTAGAGCTTCATTTACATTTGTAAGAACATTTGTAACATCTAACGTAGTTCGTAGATTATCTAAATCTTCTTCATTTTGTTTTTTATCGTCCATAGAAACTAAATCTGAAGGCATAACTGAAGCATCATTTGCGTAATTTGTAATTACCCAGTTAGACAATTCTGTTATAAATTTTCTTCTATCTTCTGGTTTAGGTTTTTTACCATTGTTTGCTTCTTTATAATCAGCTTCAAAATCTAATATTTCTGTTTTAATATAATTACTAGCGGCTAACAATGCTTCTGCTTGTTCAGTAGGGTTTATTGCCATTTTAGTTTCTACAACAGTTAAAATGCTTTTACTTCCTGAAGTATAAGTTTGGTCTGTAAAATAAATAGGTTGTAAATTTTGTTCAATATCATTTTTGTAATCAGTAAATCTTTGCATTGCTTTTTCAAGATATGCAGGTGGTATTCCTTCAGCGTTCATAGCTTCAATTACATCTTGTCTTGTTTCAAAAGCACCTTCTGCAACAGTTAAAAGAAAATTATCTGTTACTGTAGCATCATTGATTACTTCTCTATTACCATTAAAAAATGTTGTAAATGTATCTATAAGTTTAGGGTCACCAAATTCTTTTAATTTTTCTTTAATATTATTTAATTGTGTAATAGATTTTTTAGAACCATTTTCATTAGGAGCAAACGCTTCTTTATAAATGTCTTTAACTGTTTCATCTTTTCTTCTAGCTTCTTTAACTAACGTATCAGTTTCAATAGCATTTCGTTTACTAATTAAAGATTGTTTTAACATGTCAATGTCTTTTGATTTTCTACTATTTAAACTTCCTAATTCTTTTCCATCTCTACTTAAACCTAAATTAAGAGACATTATTTTTTCTATTCTTTCTATATCGTCTTCAGTTTCAGCAGTTCGTAAAAGACCTTCAACATCATCTTTTATTACCTGCATTAATTCTTGATTAGTATAAAGACGATTAGGTACGGAACTTCCATCTGTGCTTATGACTTCTTTGTCTAATTCTTTCCAATTTTCTACATAATTTTCTATACTAGATGTGGATAAGATGGTTCTACCTTCTTTAATTTTATTTGCTGATGCAAGTTTTGCTCTTAAATTTGCATCTTCCAAAGCTAAATCTTTTTTAAGTCCATTAAAATTTGATGCAAAACCTGCTAAATATGCACTATCAACATCTTTCATATCAGGTAAATATTGTTTTATAAAAATTTCTAATGATTGACTAGGGTCTTCCATATCATATTGGTCAATGTTTTCTTTAATAGTATTAAAAACTTCAGAGGCTTTTACTTTTCCTAAATGCCAATCCGTTGTAGCTTTGTTATATTTTCCAATTAATTGTGGGTGTTTACCTGCAAGAATTTCTCTTGATATTTCACTTTCACTTTTGCCTGAAGCATATAATCCATTAATAATATTAATTGTTTCTTTTTGTTCTCTATCAATTCTTAAATCTTCTGCTTTACCAATTTGATAACCTGCATTTTGTAGTGATTTAGCTAAACCATCAACACTGCTACCAGTTGATACATACCCTGCGTTAGCCGCACCATAATATTTATTTGTTCCTTGTCTTTGATACTTTGCCATTATGTTGTAGCCTCTTTTCTTGTTTTATTTCGTTGATAACCGCCGTTAGCCGCAGTAGCCACTTCTAGCATTAATCCAGTTCTTGATGGGTCTGTAGGTGGTTTTAAACTGTTATAAACTTTTACTTGATTAGCGTATGCTTCTGTTTGTTGATTTTTAAATAATGTAATGTCTTTGTCATAATCTCTAGTAATATCTATCCAATCTTCATCATATAACTGCCCAAGAGATTGTACAATTTTTGTACTGTTAGCGTTTCCTAAATTTACTTTTTGTGCAATCTCGCCATCTCTTTTAGCTTTAGTTCTAATTTCTGCTAATGCTTTTTCTCTATCAGCACTAACTTTTTCTTGGTCAATTTTGTTAAGGTCATGTAAATATGCTTTATCTGCGTTTCTTCTAATTGTCTCTTGGTCTCTTCTAATAGCTTTATTGTCAGCTTTCTTTTGTCTATGAGCTACAACTGCTCCTGCTACCTGAAGTGCCGCTTGAACATCACACATTAATTATTTACCTCTTTCATCATTAATAAAAATGGCATCTTACCGATACCAAAATCTCCTATTTTTGTTTTGGGTTCAAATCCTAAGAATTGTAACCACTTTAAACTTTTCCAATTTCTTTCATCTACAAAATTGTAGACGTACTCATAATCTTTACTCATCTCTGCTACCCATTTAGGACACTCTTTAATAAACTGTTTAATATGTTTAAATAAATCCTCACTAGATAACAACCACACTACTCCGTAACCTTTTTCTTTTGATGGTACAGAACCAAACATACCAATTACACCTTCTGACTTTGTTCCAATAATAGAATAAATCTTACCTTTTTCTGTAAATGGTATTACTAATGCTTCTAACGGAGTTGCTCCATTGGAAGCCATAATTTCTTGTCTGTCACCTTTTCTAATCTTTGGTGCTAATTCTAACGCATCTTTTAATTCTGCTTTTCTAACGTAGTTTTCTTTCATTAAATCCTTCTTGCTCTATTGTGATAATAACCTTCAACCTCTGCACCTGCGATATATAATGGCAAGTGAGATGACGATTTAATATCTAAAATAAATTCTGTGTTTCGACATTGTACAGGTACTCTTAATGTGCCTGTTGCTATAGCAGGTTGTCCAATAACTGATGTAGCTGTACCAATTACATACCCATTCATAATAGCTGTAGATGTATCTCTATTAGTAGGAGTAACTTCTACTTGAAAGAACCCACTGTTTTCAAAGTTAAATGATATGTTTCGTATTTGGTATCTACCTGAAGTTACTGCTACTAATCCTCTTCCAGTATTCTCTCTGACATACTGTGTAGACATTGTGTATTTACTTTCGTATGGAACACCAATGTATAACGCTGTGTGGTTTCCTGCGATTGTATATGTTGAACCTGTTGTATTTGTTGCTGTGTAGTTATTACCATTAGTTCTATCTACTGCAATCAATCCAGTCTTTGCACCATAAGGTGATGTAAACGTAGTTAAACCTGTTGTTGTACTATGCGTTCCTGTAACTGAAGTTTTAAGGTCAATGTAAACTCCATGACCTATTGTTGTATCTTTTAAATTTCTTAAATCTATTTTAACTAATTTTGTAGTTGTC